TTCGTCTTTTTCATTAGTAACTCTTGCAATACCAGTATGTTCTTTATGCATAAAGTAAACATCGTATCCAGCTTTTGCAGGATCGTATATATTACCAATAGCACCTGCTCCTTCCATTAAATGCTCTTCTGATAAATTAGCATTTGGAATAAGCTGCAATACGTCATCGGGTAATGCATAAGCTAGTTCTTTCCAGTGCTCTGGATTTTTCATATCAAGGTTATATTTAGTAGGTTTAAATTGCATTATGTTTCTCCAATAAATTATATATCTTATTTGCTAGCATCAGATGTCCAGCTTCATTTGGATGACCGTCACCATTTCCGATCATATGATGAGGTTCTGCTATAGAATAGAAACCATCAATTTGTGGTCTATTTAAGTCTTCTTTTAAGAATGATTCGTGAGGCCCATCTTTTCTCCTCACCCAAGGATAAGGACCTGTAATGTGAAATGATTTTTCACACATGAGCTCGAAAGATTTCATTAAAATTACATTGCGGTTATCTGCTTCATCGCGACTAAAAAATCCTTTGTTACATAATTCTGTATATAAAAGACTATTAGTATCTAATTCAGATAAATTGCAATTTACCATATTATTTTGATTTAATGATATTCTATCAAAAGATGTCCAAGAGCAAATAGCAATTGCATCTTTATCTTCGAAAAGCATTTCAGTCATTTTTGCAAATATTACATTATTACAACAACCACTATGACCAACCAAAGTTAAATCTAAACTAGCCCATTCAGCAACTAGCTCTGGCCAAAGTGGATAATTTCCATATTTAATATCATAAAGATGGCGATCTACAAATGAATCGCCGCTCACATATAGTTTCATTTATGGATTTCTTATCTCAAATGTGTCAAAGGCAAAATTAACCGGCATGATTATATATTGAACATCTCCAGTGGCTGCTTCAAACATAATATCTCCGAGTGATACAGGAATAGCATTTTTATATACTATTTGTTTTACTACATTATTATGAGAATTTGTAATAGAAACAGTGATATCAGCAAAGCTAGGTCCTGCTCCACTTGCAACATCTAAAGGAGTAGCATCTTGTTTATTAACAAAACTTTCCATCCAATTATATATTTCTTGATATGTTGCTAACTCTTCGTCCATAATAATCATCATGCTCAATTCGCCAAAATCAATATTATCAGGAGTCATTTTTATACCTTGAGCCAATCGAGGTATTGCAACAGGTACGACTGCAGCATTCATTGATGGATGCATTATGTTTTGCGCAAAGAATTGCAAGTTCGGAAAGTACTTCCGATCAATAGAAATTTTAAATCCGTTAGGCTGAAGATAATTTGTATTTGTAGTTTGTGTTGATTGCCCAACACCAACGGTAGTTTCTGTAGTTGATATAGCCATAACATTTCCTTAAAGTTATATTATACCACTATTTATATGAAAAGTAAAGGTAAAAAAAGAGGGACCCGAAGGCCCCTCTAAGTTTGTATTCCAGTTTCTTATTAAGTTAAGATATTGTCAACTCTAAAGATTCTGTAGTACTGGTTAGTTTTTACTGCAGCTAGACCAGAAGATGGAGTCGCTCCTACGAATGGGTTTGAAGCCATACCGTAACGAGTCTTGAAACCAATCTTAGGCTGGAATGTATTCTCGCCAATTGCACGAACCATAGTTAGCGGTACGTATGGGCAATAGAAGAGACCTGCGTCATATGGGTTTGTACCCTTATAACCAACAGTTACGTAATCAACAGATGCATACGGGTCGATATAGACCTTTGTACGTCCGTTAAGTACACCAGCAAAAGTTGAACCAGTATCGTCTACATTAAGATTTGCAGAGATAGCAGGTGTATAGTCAAGCATACCAGAAGCAGCAAGTGCAGAAGCAACATCTGAAGAAGTGATAATGAAATTACCTTTTCCTCTACGTGTCTCTTTAGCAATTACGTTAGCTTCTCTTTCGATCTGCATGATTAGACCTTTGAACTTCTCAACTGACCATCTACCATCTGCATCAGATGAAAGATTGAAGATACCGTTGATGGCTGTATTAGCCTGCTGAGCACCTGTCTTAGCTTGTGAGTTAATAGTTCTGATAACTTCACGGTTGATTTCAGCAAGAATCTCAGAAGAAAGGATATTAGCCAATTCTGTTTCTGCATCCAAACCATGGATAGCTTTAAGATCCTGTGCCAATTCCAATGAGTATTCAGCTTTAAGAGCTCTGGACTTTGCAGTCACAGTAGCTTTCTCAATGGTGAAACCCATCTGTTGGAATGCATCGTCAGTACCGAGTGCTTCTGCAGAATCAGTAGTCATACCGGTTCCTGTAAGTGCAGTTGCTCTATCTGAATCGATAGTATTCGGTGAGTTAGCGTTAGTAATACCAGACAATCCAGATGGACCGTTTGAACCATTACCGCCACCAGTCTGAGTACCAGCGTGCGAAGTATCAGCTTCGTTATGAAGAGCTTCGGTTGAGCCAGTTGTACCAGCATCGTAACGAGACTTCATTGCAAAGATTAGTCCAGTTGGACCAGTCATTGGCTGAACACCAGCAACGTCGTATGCCATTAGGTTAGGCATTGCACGTCTTACTAGAGAAATTAGGACAGGGTCCCAAGTTCCAATAGAACCAGTGTTTGCACCAACAGGAGCAGCTTCTGTCAAGAAACCATTCTGTTGTGCGCGCTCTTCTGAAAGAGCTTTTTCTTGGTTTTCAAGAATAGCAGCAGTTACTGCTTTTCTATGCTTATCTTTAATGGCGCCAGCTGATTCTTCATTCAGTACCGGTGCCCATTTTTCTACAAGTGTATCGTATGACTGCATAATGGGAACTCCTTATTTAGCAGATTTGCGAATAGCTGACAAATATTGTGCCATGGCACCGGTTTCTTCAGTAACAACACCCTCATGGATGTCTTCTTCAGATTCGATGATTGACTCAGTAGTTTTAGCTGTATTCGTTTTGAAGTAAGTTTCTTTGATTGTTGCAACTTTCTGACTGAAAGATGCTTCGTCTTCGAAGGTGACATCGTCTGTCAATGAATGAAGCTTTTCGATTTGAGTATCAGCCAAGCCTTTTGCAGCTTCAGCTACAATAGATGCTCTTTTGAAGTTTTCGATTTCTTCTGACATTGCAATTGATTTACCAGTCTGATCATTAAGCTTTTCTTCAAGCTCAGCAATCAACTCTGACTGTTCGTCAACCAGATCGACCTTTGTGTCTGGAACAGTAATGTAAGACTCTGTGAACAAGTCTTTAAGACTTGACATAAAGTTCTCAGCAATTTCTGTACGAAGACCAGCCTGCACTGCAAGCTTGTTTTCATCCATCCAATTCTCAACAACATAGTTAAGGTAGCTATCGACTTTATCGACCATTGCAGCATTTTGCTCTGTAATAGCTTCTTCGACTTCAGTCTTATAGTTTTCTTCTAGTCTATCAATTTCTTCTGATAGCTTAGATTTTAGAGCTGCTTCAAAAATAATAGCAGTTTTAGCTTTAAACTCTTCTGAAAGAGTAGCTTCAGACTCGACTAACGCATCTAGCTCACCGTTGTAGTCATACTCAACAAGTGTTGGTGTATCACCATCTTCAACGGATTCTGCTTTACCCATCATTTTATCATATGACTGCTGCAATTCAGTTTTCTTCATTGCATTCATTTTGCCATACATTGCGTTAATAATACCTGCTTTAGTTTTAGGCATTGGCTCTGCAGCGGCTCCTGGTCCACCCGGCGCTGTGGCCTTCGGGCTTTTACCTTCTGCATCTTTTACTGATTTAACCGCATCAGCTTCTGCGTTCTTTGGATCCATAGCTTCTTCCACGACTTCGCTCTCGTCAGTCTGGAGTTCTACTTCAGCATCCTGTTTAATATCTTCAGACATACTTGCGTACTCCTTTTTTTAAGATTTGAGTAACGAGAGGAAATTTTTAAATTCACGAGTTTGAACTTCATATAGATCGCTTCGTGAAGCTTTTTTAATTTCAGTCTCCATTTTTTCAATTTCTTGTGCTTCAATGATACCGTTATTCCAAACCCATTCAATCCCTTCCATGATTCCATTAACAAAAGCTCCGGGAGCTGATGGGTCTTGTACGATGTCAACCGTATTAAGAATAAAATCGTCTTTTACGACGTTTGCGCCACCCTGTTGCACGAGACTACCCATACCACGAGTTGAGACACCTAACTGAACACCACCATCAAGAAGACCTTCGACAATCTTACCCATAGGAGTTGGCAGTATAGTTGCCTTTCCAATCACATTATTTCCCTCAAAGTTAAGGTCTGTAATGAGATGTGAAACTTTATCTAAGTTAACTGTTGGTCCCTCAGGATGATTGAGTTCACCAACTGCTCTCTTAGTTTTAACTTGTTCGTTAACGTACTTATTAACCGCAGATTCCATAATCTGTTTTGGATAAATTCTTCCGTTACGATTTTTCTTTTCAGTCTCAGCGAAAACACCTTGGATAGTATAGCTCTTGCCACCATCTTCGTTTTTTTCAACGAGACATTCGATATTGTGTTCGTTATATTCGCTGATTAACTTCATTTATTATTCCTTTGCAGCTTTAACAAATTCTTCACCAGCTTTCTTAGCTGCATCCATTTTGCTAAAGTCATCTAATTTTTCACCATCAATATAGAGTTGAAACTTACCTCTATGTTTGTGAATCATTATTTCTGTACCTTTTAACTTCGTGTCAAAGACGTGTTGACCCGGAGGCATTTTAGATTTTGCTTCACGCAGTTGTAGAAACGTCTTCATCTTCTTCGCCTTCGTCTTCGCCTTCGTCTTCTTCGACTTCAGGAATATCGTCTTCTACGACTTCATCTTCCTCGTCTTCAATTTCTTCGTCAGCTTCAACTTCGTCTAAATCTTCTTCTTCAACGTCAACATCTTCAATCTCTGGATCTTCATCCGGATCTGCGCCATTGAATACTTGATCTGCCAGCTTGACTTTCTCGGCATCCATCAGACCATTTACCTTAGATGACATTAACTCATTAAAAATAGAGTTAGCGGCATTAAAGTCTTGATCTTTTACATTCTTAATAAAATTAACAATTTGTTCCATATCACTTACCTTTTGTATTATTTATATAAATTTAGTTTTCTAACCGAATAAAAGTTTCTCTTCTCTTTTAATTTTTTCTTTTAATTCGACTATCTTTTTAACATACATATTATATGATGCATGCCAACTAATATCCCCGGTTATTGCCCATTGTTTATCGGCTATTTCAGCATTTTTGGATAAATTCATTAGAGTCGTATGATATCCGGCTCTAATAAAATCCCAATTAAGATTCTTCCGGTTCTTCTTCTGGTTGCTCGTCAGCATCTGGTTCGTCGTCACTTGGCTGTTCCTCTTCTGGTTCATCCGTTTCATTATCTGTATCTGGCATTTCTTCACCAGCTGCAGCTTCCGCCTCAATTTGTTTTTTCATTTCTGCGATTTCATCGTCAGATAACATTAAGACATTCTTATATATGTATTCCTTTGAAAAGAATCCTTCTGGTCCAATATAGTTCGCAAGGCCGTCAAGAGTACCAATTCTCTCTTTAAATATTTCTGCATCACGAAGTTCAGTGAAATGATTATCCCTAATAAAATTAATATTAATATCATTTTTCCACAACTCCCAATCATCAGCAGTAATTACCCCTTTTAGAATCAATTGCTTCTTAAGTATTTCAAGGAATAATGTTGCAAACTTACGACGCAACCTTTCAATAAACTTATGGAACTTTAATTCTTCTCTTGTAATTTCAGTAGCACGACCAAGCGAAAATGCTTGCTCCTGCTCTAGACGTGAGAGGGGAACGTTTAGAGATCGATATAACTTCTTTTGGAAATAAATTATATCATCAATTTGCCCTAGGTTCTCTCCGCCTGGGAGAGTTTCGATTTGTGTACCTCTACCACCCTCACGCCTAGGCAACCAAAAATCTTCCAGCATAGACATATGCTTTCGATCATCTTTTAATTGTCCAGTGTCTGCGTCATATACTAATTTGTTTCTATAACGAGCCATAATGTCTTTTAGATATTGCTCAGATTTACCTCTAGGTAAGTTACCTACGTCAATATAAAAAATTCTGCGTTCGGGAGCACGAGCTAATCTGTAAATAACTAAAGAATCTTCCATCATTCTTAGTTGGTTAATCGGCTTCAGTGCTTTATGAAGGTGACTGTATATTTTCTTTCTTTGTTGGTCCATAATACCAGATGTTACATAACTCACTGAGTCAGGACTTAGCTTTACACCACCTGTTTGTGACCCTGGTTTTTCTTGGTAAATGTAAAACTCATCAACACTTTTGATGACAGCCGCACCAGTTTGTTGATCTTTAGCCTTTTTAACTTGTTTTACTTTACGGATTTTTGCTGCATCAATCGGACGGATTTCTTGTATTCCATCTGCCAATCTGCTTTCATCAACAACTAAGTGATGATATAGTCTTCCATCTACATACCAACGTCTAAAAATCTCATGAGCATTATCATGGAACTTCAACATGGATGTAATGTTATTAAATTCTGTAATAATAGATTTCTTAATACTTGCTGAAAGCTTTTCAACATTATCAAGGTTTACTTCGATAGGATGTTTATCTTCACCTGCACTAATTGCTTCATTAATAATATCTTCAATTGCTGCATCTGTTTCCGGATGTTGCGCAACTCCACGATATTTTGCAATCAGGTGATGGTTATCAGAACTTTCATCTCCATCTAAATTTAAGTATTGCCCAAAGTGGGACCCGGCCGCAGTTACGTATCCTGCACCGTCATCATCAATTGGCGGGACGATAGAAGGTAATTTTTCCTTCTTTTCCTCTTTTGATCTTTTAATTTCAAACCCAAAGAGCTTGAAACCATTTCCGTCTTCTGCCATTATTTCACCTTTTACTAGTAATTTAAGATGGGCGGAGACTAAACCCCGCCCATACTTCTATTTATCTAAGATGTAGTGTTACTTGTCCAGTACTGAATCTGGAACTCAACAGTGAATTCTTCGATTGCATCATTAGCATCATATGCCAAATCAATCGCAGAAACATTAGTTGGGAATGCTCCAGTAAAGTTATACGTCTTAATTGTATCACCGTTTTTATTCAGTTGTTCAACAATCATATCAGCTACATATTCATTAACATTGACTAAGCCAGTGTTTTGAGTATGTGCTGAAATACCATTCATCCATCTTTCCATTGCATCTCTAATTTGGAAGTCAGTATCATTAATGATAGTAACAGTCCAAGGTTCGAATGTACGATCACCAGCCATTTGCAACTGTCGTCCTCTAAAAGGAACTACAATTGGCGCAATGGTTGATGCAGGAAGTTGTGCAGTTTTACACATGAATGATGTTAACTCAACATCGCCACCAGCATATCCAGGGAAGTTTAAAGTCGTCTTAAATAAGTTAGGACGAGCACCACCACCTCGGATTTTCGATTTAAAATCGTCTACTCCTAAAATTGCCATTTACATATCTCCTTTAAGCTATGTTGCCAGCAATTTCTTCAAAGTCAACGCCAGTTCTGACTGCTACGAAGTTCAACGTTACGAAGTTGATGCTTCTTGCAGGCTTAACTAGAATGTTGGCAATAAATTCATTGCGGTCAATTACAGCGGCCGTGTTATTGGTTTCATCACATATTACTCTAAAGTCTGTGATACCTCTTCTTCCTTTGATTTCTCTTAGGAATGGTTCTACAATACCAACAAATTCTGCTCTTGTGAATTCATCGTTGAATTCGAACATTACGTTCCGAGCAGCTAATGCTATTGCTCTTTCGATTGTAAGGAACAATCTTCTTACATTGATTCTGTCAAAAGCAGAAGGTCTTGCAAGCATTGTCTTATCACCGAAGAGTAATACACCCTGACCTGGGATATTGGCGATTGGGTTGACGCCGACTTTATATAGTGTATCTCTCTCAGATTTATTAGGAGTATAAGCTAGTCCTGTAATTCCAAGATATTGGCCACGTCTTGGTCCAGCTGGCGAGAACCACGGAGCTGCAACATAATCGGTTGCTGCCATGATACCTGCTGTAGAAGATGCACCAGAGATATTGATATATTTATCGTTATACTTATCGTATACTTTAAGCCAGTTATTATCTACAAAGAGATAAGAAGACTTAGTGAATGTACCAGTTCCTGCTACAGTATTTGTAACTGGAGTAGTTGTATCAATAACATCAGCTTTAGAAGGAGATGTAATTGCCACACAATCTTTTCTAGTTGACTGAGCAACTGTTACCAGTTTATTAGCCATAGTAGTAGTTGAAAGTCTGGTATTCAATCCGGGAGCGATAAGTAGATCAACTTGGATATTATCTTTATCCGCGAATTTGTCATAACCTAGTAAGAACTTGCCGAGTGCACCAGCTGAGCTAAATGCAGACGCCGCGCCATTCGCTAGGTTGTAAGTTTTTACTGCTTCAACAGCCATTTTATAGTTATCACCGCTGTCAGCATCAGTTCCAGCATTTGCATGGTCACTGTCATGGAAACCCATCCAAACATATTCTGATCTGTTATTAATAACATCTTTAATATAGTTTGAAGTTCCATCAGCAGTTTTTGCATCACTTGCAAAAGATACAAATGGGAAAGTTTCGAGGACTGCTCCTCTAGTTCCAGTAAATTTACCGTTTCTGTCGACGATAGCAACGTGAGCCTCATCTCTCAAAGCATTTTTGCCAGTGGCATATGCTGAAGTGTTTGGAGCTGCATCGAAGTTATCTTCTAAAGCCCATGTTGTAAATGCAGCATCATCAGCTGAATCGTATGGGCAAACTTGAATTTGCAATGAATTACCTAGGTCACCTGGGTATTTTGCAAACCATTGTCTTTTATTAGTTTCTTGAGTTCCTTTTTGTAGGTCCCAATCATTTTCTTCTTTAATGACGTGTGTTGCGTCGCCTGTAGCGGCACCGCCAACAAATGCATTCTTAGCATCTGAGTCGATCACACGTACTACTCGAAGATCTGAAGTATATTTCAAGAAGTATGATGCTTCATGAAAGTTACGAGTTGTAGTTTCTGTAGGTGCGCCAAATGTCTCTACCAGTTTAATTTCATTATTGATTTTCTTTGGTGTGAGAACTGGGCCCCATTCGAAGTTACCAGCAAATGCACCAGTAGAACTCGAAACTGAAGGGACTACCCCAGAAAGATCGATTTCTCTAACTACAATTGATGGAGATTCTGAAAAAGCCATGCTATTTTCCTCTCAGTTAAATTATAAGTTCCACATAATACGCTAGTTAATTTTTTCACCTGTAACTATTTATAATAAAATGAATCTTAAAAATCTTCACTTTCTTCCACTGCCCATTCCCTACCCATCATTTGATCTTCTGTCATGGTTACTATATTTTCCATTCCAGTACTTTGATAACCAAACCCAGGTAAATCATCTTCAATTTCTTTCATTCTTTGCTTAAACATCATTTCTTTTAGATTAATGTCAGTCATATCAGTAAAATATTGAGTAGAACAAAAATAACCAAACATTACTAGATTCATCATGAGATCATCATGGTTTCCGTCTTGTGCTTCGTAAGATATTCCTTTTGATACAAATGTTGATATTTCCATAATAGTATTTTCATCAGAAATATCAATTTTGTCATGTTCTAATAAATCTTTAATTCCAGAACAACCGAGTCTTTTTGTTTTTCTTGTCATCTCGATTCCTACAGAATCAGCTTTCACCATACTTGAAACATGCATATTTTCATATTCTAAATCCTGATAAAGACCATTGGTTACCAAAGATCCTTGATCATTTGATTCTACAATAACATATGCATCATTATATAATTTTCCATACTTATAAATAATATTAGGGAAGAGTAATGGAGAGATAGTGTTATTGCGATATACAGCAACCTGTTTAAATGGGCGAACGCTAATATCGATCAAATTGAATGTAGAGTAATCCTGACCTCTTCCCCTTGCTACATCTACAGTCATGATATATTCATGACCAGTGAGCGGTTCTTCGTATATTAAAAGATCTCCACCTTCTAATACTTTAGTATGTCTTTTAGCTCTTAACTTTAAGAGTGTTTCTGCATTGATAAGAGTATTGCCAGTACCGAAGAATGTATTTCCGAATTCTTGATCGAACTGCAATTGTGAAGTGTTGGATATTGTTTCTTCTTTCCACTTCTCATCACGCCCCGGTACATCCCACCAATCAACTCTAAAACTTGAATATTCATTTGTTTTTTGTACCGCTCCTTCCCAGATCTTATGAAACTGATTACCAATTCCATTTGCAGTTGATGTAATAATAACCTTTGTGTCTTTACCTGCAGATACAACCGGATAAGTTGAAGTATAAAATTCAGTTGCTCTTTCTACAAAAGCGAACTCATCAAGGTATAGAAGGTTGACAGAAAGACCACGAATTGAAGACCCAGTAGTAGCAGTAGCAATAATCCTAGAGTTATTACTAAACTCAATATTACCTTTGTTAAGAGCTTTTGCCCCAGCTTGTAAAAAGAAAGGAATGTTTTCCAGCATGAGCGTAATGCGTGAGAGCATTTCCCTAGCTGTTGCCCCTTTATTCGCAAGTACCGCGACCGTTTTCTCTGGCGTAAAGAGGGTGTACCATAGCAAATAGGCACAGGCCGATATTGATTTTCCTGATTGCCTACATGCCAAAACAATACTAAAGCGATTGTCATTAAAATGCCTAAACATGTCTATTTGATAAGGGTACAGGTTGAATTCAACTAGACCTTCATCGAGTGAAATAACTTTTATATATTTAGCAGCGAAGTATTGAGGATCTTTTGAACACCGCATGTATTCTTCTACAAGTTCAGTAGTCCATTCTTGATCAACACCATCGCGCTTAACATTAGGATTCCCTAGGTAGCTCTCTTGGTGTGACATCAATAATACTCTCTTTCGCGTCTTGTTTCAATAATTTTTGTAAGTCAGCAGTTGATGCAATCATTACATTATTAGTCGTGTTATTTTGAACTTTTTTAATTTCTTCATTATCTATATTTTTTAACTTACGATTAAGGTCCATCAATTTATCATTTACGTCTGAAACATTTTTAATCATCCCGGCTAAAACTTCAATCGCTCTAGGATGTTCTGTTTCTTCAGCAATTCTAATTGCTAGTTCAAGACTTTCTTTACCTTTTTCAATAAGTTGATAATAGGTTTCTCTTGAATAATCATAGTCACCTTTAACATTATCAGAATCAATCAATTTGGTCTCCTTAATTCACAGCAGCATCTGAATCGCTTGCTAATATAATAGTTTCAGTGAATCCAAAATCACTATCAGGTGATACACCAATTGGATTCGGTGTTACGGTAATTTTTTCTAATGGGGTAGTTACTTGTGTAGTTGTAATTTTACTTCCACCATTTGAATCAACTGTTGTTACTCCACCAAGAATATCAAGAGCACCAATTGACTTTCTAATGATTCCACCTTCATTAATTGGACCGTAGAAGTTAACATGCATATCAAAAGATAATGTATAAATTATAGTTCGTCTACTTGCAACATCTCCTTCGAAATCATCTGAAAGTGAAACACCAGTTAAAATAATAGGTACATCTTCTGAAACATCATATGATGTTCCAAACGGTTTAATAGTCAATGTATATTGAGGATTAAAATATGGAATTATTTGCTCAACTATTTGTAATGCATCATCTTGGTTTTTAGCATAAACATTTAAATCATAGTTCATTATATAAGGAACTGACTGTCTAAATTTTTGTCTTCGGCTGGTTGTTGACCCAGGCTTACTTTCAAAATTACCTTTTGGCAGCTGCCGAGCAGTATCATAAGAAATACCACTAATTTCAAATGACATTCTTGGCAACTTCATTGCAATATGATTTTGTCCTTCTTGAGGAACTGATCTAATTCTTTCTAAGAATTTTTGTTTAGGTGCATATGACAAAGGAACTTTTATTTGACTTACAACTTTACCTGATGCATCTTTACGTATAACAAATATGTCGTTAAAGACTTTACCGAATGTCGATACGCCTTTTACAACTCTTTGGTGATAAAAATAATTTCCAAACATTATGAACCCTTATAGATTTCTTGTAATTTATCTTCGAACTGTTCAACTTTAGCTAATCTATTCGGCCAAAGAATATAATCTTTTTCTGGATTCGCTTTAAGATTATTTAATAATGGCGTGATAGCGTTATATAATCTATCAAGTTTGTCTTGAGAAGTTCTAGCTTCAACTGCAGTATCACCTACAGCTTTTTGTGCATCTTGTACCGCAGTCAGTTCATCTTCATTAACTGCAGTAAAACCGAAATCAAACATATCATCGTTCATTATTCAGGATCTCCAAACGGATTATTTTCGCTAAAGTCTAAGAATCCTGTCATATCATTATCAAAGTCCGTATTGTCTTCAGTGTCTGAACTATTATCTAATTCGGTTACAGATTTAATTGTAGAAGCCGCAAAAGATTGTGCACCTGTTATATCTAGGCCTGTTGCAAACTCATGGTAAAGACCATCATCTGCTCCTGCATGTGCGATATAAAGAAGTGCATCTGAATCGTTTTGTTTAATTACTTCGCCAGACATTTTTACACCACTTGCAAATGTTTGTGTAATTGTCTCACCTCTTACAAATTCTACATCAGTTGGACCACCAATTGTTATTGTAGGAGCTGATGAGTAACCTGCACCTGCATTAGAAATAGTAATACCTGAAATTTTACCTCCAGTTAGAACTGTTCCTAGAATTGCTCTTGTTCCTCCAGAATCTGGTGCACTTACCGAAACGCTAGGTGCTGTTCCGCGATAACCGTCGCCACTATCAGCAATTGAGACTGCGTCAATTGATCCGCCTGATATTGTGGTTGTGCCAGTAGCAATTTTTGGTTTAGTATATCCGAGAACATATTGAAATGTTGAATAAACTTCTGTATCATCTATCTGTCCTACTCCAGTATTAAGTTGCTCACCTGAATATTCAAATAGATTACATCTCATTTTGAATGTAGGTAACTGTGCTAATTGATAAAATGGTTGTTCTTTTTCAACATGTCCTATTTCAAATAAAGATTGACTCAATGGAAGATATATTAAGTCTCCTTCTTGAGGTCTGTCGGTTTCAATTTGATTATCATATTGTACTACAGCATTACCAAATCTTTTCCTAGAAACAACAAACGTAGCTTCATCTCTTATCTCTACACCGAATTTAGTAAATATATCTCCTTCACCTTCAAAACCTTCGACATTTTCAATATACATTTCTATTTTATATGCATTACTAAATGTAGATGGAATATCTTCATTTAAAATAGTGTTAACGTTTACGAGTGTTCGAGGTAGATAGTACACATCTTGGCCATACATTTTTAGAGACTCAATAATGATGTCTTCATATAGTCTTTGTTCTGATGTGACCCTGTCACTGAAGTAAGCGTTAGTTGCCATTATTTTATCCTATAAAGAAATCAGCAGGAAGCTCGTGTTCTAATCTAATTTTTTCCATTAGTTTTTCGAGTTCAGCTTGAGCATCATCATAAAGCTGACGACCATTAAGTGTAACACCACCGGGTAATTGCATGCCTTCAAATTTAATAAGGTTTGCGCCCCACTGTAGTTTGATAAGCTGAGTAGTATAATCCTTTAACCACATATCGTTAAACACTGAAGTATGCTGACTTGGATCAAGAATTTGATAAACTTCCGCTAAAACATAATCTCCAGCTTTAATGTCTCCATCTTCAAAATCACCAAAAATATTTAAGCGATCTTGATGTCGAGAAAATTGAACAGTAGGACTACCATGTAAAGTAGAATCTAGAAGAGATAAATATTGTTGCATCTGTGTATAGTATGCTAGATCACCTGAGAAATTTTGTAAGTCAGATATATCGTTCAACATCATTTGATATTTGATACCAAACATATTTGAACTTGAGCTTGTTGAATCCGAAAAGGGTAACAAACGACTTACATATATAATATTAGATGATATAGGAATATATTTATTTGTCACATCTGTTGAAGTAACTAAATGCTTTAAATACGTTTTTACTGTAGCGTCAGAGTGAAACTCTTGGTACACTTGAAGAGCTTCGTCTAACCTATCTTCAAGTTGATCTGCATCGACATTTATCTCGAGGACAGGTGCACCGAGTTTTCTGAGGCAATAATCAAGTAACGTAGATCGTGAATTTGGAGCTGCCATATTTTTTCCTGTACTTTTGCCGAAAACTGTGGTATAATATATCTATTATTGATTCTATTTATATAAAAACAAATGTGGAGAAGTTGATTGAACGTAATTTTTACTAATGGATGTTTTGACATCATACACCCTGGTCATATAGATTATCTAAAAAAATCTCGTGAACTAGGAGATAAGCTTGTAGTTGGTCTTAATTCTGATGAAAGTATGAAAAGAATAAAAAGAGAATCCTTTCATAACGAAAAAGATAGAAAGATTGTACTAGAAGCAATTAGGTATGTTGATGAAGTTATTATATTTGAAGAGGATACTCCTTTAGAGTTAATCAAAAAAGTGAGACCGTGGATGATTACTAAAGGCGGAGACTATGAACCAAGTTGGGTTGTAGGTAATGGATTAGCACTAATTAAGATTTTCGAAACAGTGCCAGATCAATCTTCTACAAAAATTTTGGAGTGGATTAATGACAAAACTTAAAGGCTTTGTAGAGAAAGGCTGGGGTCACGAGCTTATCTTTGCTACAAATGATAAGTATTGTGGTAAACTATTATCTTTTAAAGAAGGTTCTAAGTTTTCAATGCATTTTCATAAAGAAAAAATGGAAACTTGGTTATGCTTAAATGGTGAATTCTTAGTTACAAAAATTATGACAGAGAATGCTGAAGTACAAAGAACTGTATTAAAAGAAGGTGATGTCTATCATAATGATCCGTGTGAACCTCATCAAGTCTTTTGTAAAAAAGCTGGTATATTAGTAGAAGTATCAACTCCAGATTCTGTAGAAGATAATTATAGAATTATGAAAGGTGATAGTCAAAAATGATTTATTGGGGAATGTCTGGTCACGGCCATGATGCGTCAATCTCAGTGTATGATGATGCAAACAAATTATATTCAATTAATTCAGATAAAAAATATCATGATGAAGATATGATAAATTTGTGTAAAGCTGTAGCTAAACCTGATAAAATTATATGGTATGAGAATCCTTATTTAAAAGGATTAAGACAAATGATGGCTGGTCAATCTAACTTTATAAGTCGTAATAATGTTTCAAAAATATTAAAAGAACTAGATCTTAATTATAAATGGGATTATGTCCCACACCATGCAAGTCATGCTGCTGCATATTATAACAGTGGATTTGATAAAGCAATTATTGTATCAATTGATTCTATTGGTGAATTTAATTGTACAACGGTTTGGGCTGCTTATGGATTAAAAATGAAGATGATAGGCAAAGTGAATTACCCAGATAGTTTAGGTTTATTTTATAGCGCTATGACAAAAGCAGCTGGATTTATTCCTAATAAAGAAGAAAAGAAATTTGAAGAACTGGCAAATTCAATAAAAACAAAAACAGGACCACTTAAGTTATCAACTAAAAATTGTTTAAGAGATGTGGAAAGAATGATTATTGCTCATCCATGGGCACCAATGTTTACTGAAAATTTTCATAGAGGTATAGGAGATAAGTTTAAAAAATATTCGCCTGAAGACATTGCATATGCAACGCAAATTGTTTTCGAAGATCTAATTATAAAAATCTTTAAACATTGGTCAGGCAATTTTACTAATTTTATTTTAACAGGAGGATGCGCGTTTAACCAAGGTGTTAGAAATAGAATAACTAAAGAATTTCCTTGGCGGGATTTATATGTGCCGCTTAATCCCGGAGATGGTGGTTCTTCATCCGGAGCTGTACTTTATTATCTCCACTCCAAAATAAAAAACAATAAGCCAAATTAATCCTTTAATCAGAAAGAACAGGCTTGCTATCTTGCCAAGCTTCTTCAAGCGGCCATAATGCTTCATCGATATATTTCCTTACTTGATCTTTTTCAATACCTAATGATTCCATCACACGAGCTGTATGAGGATTTTGTCTTTGATTATAAACATACCATGACTGATTTTTAGCGTAATAATTTTCGTCTACCCATGCTTTATCTCTAGATATCCCAATAGAGTTTATATGCATTTCTAAATTAGAAACTGCTAAATCTAATAAGTCATCTAGTTCTTGTCCTATTTTTACATTACCTGCAGCAATCATGTAAGGACTAAATATATTTTTTGCCCATTCTGGTAATTCTCTTTGTTTTTTTGGAATAAAGTCCTTTACATTCTTTCCAAACTGTGTTATAATACTACTATTATGGTCCATAGGAGAAAAGTCATGAAAAGCTCCAGTGACTTTCTTAGGACCAGCTATTATATCAAATCCGTAAATAGGAGCACCATCATAGAAATGAGGGTAAACAACTAAATGTAGCATCCAGAGATTTTTCTTTTCTCTGGCGTCTATTATATCTAAATCAGCTCTTCTAAATTTTTCACACGGCCCGTAAGATAATGCAGGCCATGGAAATTTATGTCTAGTTACTGTCTCTGTCGATTCTTCTAATATCGCTGACAGGTGGGCAGAAGTCGAGATAAGTTGAGGGAATATCATAGGCCATTAGTTCCTTAAATAGATCGATTGCATATTGGAAAACTACTTTACATTCTTCATACATATTATCTTCAAGCAAAGTTCTTACATATTGTATATGTTTACCAGCATCTTCAAATTCATAATAAATCCCATCGCTGTGCATAGCAACGTTTTCTCCATTACAAGCTGGAATTTTCTTTTTAATCATTTGTCCACCATACATATCACCAAAGTGTCTAACATACAAATGTGCAATCACTTGGTCTTTATCCAACGTTTCACAATACTTAATATATTTTTTAGTAGTTGGCAAAAGTACTTTAGGATAGTAATACCCATTCCTATCAATTTCAAGAGCCATCATTCTTCCCATTTTTCTCAATTTTTTCTGATAAAAAGGAAACTTATATGCTCTATTTTCTAAAGCCGAATATATATGAAATTGTTGATTCAAATATAACCCGTATAATGCGGGATTCATCTCACCTGACATTAGGAGTTTGGCAAACTCTTCTTCCTCTGCTTCAGTGTGGATGTCTTTTAGTAATTCACGTAATGCCATAAATAACCTCATGGAGTAGTTAATGATTCATGTTATAGGCGACATCATAATCGACGAATATTGGTATGGTACATCGACAAGATTATCACCTGAAGCGCCGATTCCAATTGTCAATTTAAAAAAGAAAAAGATATCTTTAGGAGGCGCTGGTAATACTTATATGAATATCAGAGCAGCAACTAATAAAGTTTCATTACATGGTTACTGTGATGATATACATTATTATATATTAAAGAAAATAAATGCACATGGAAATATAGTAAAAACAAAAATAATGCCACACAAAGTTCGTGTGTTGAGTGATAATTTTATGTTATCTCGAGTTGATGTTGAAGAATTTATTGAAAGTCAAGAGATAGAAGATAATTTTAAAATATTTAATGATATGGACATTGTTGTATTATCTGATTATAATAAAGGAACAATCAAGTATGCTAAAAACATTATTGAAAAAAGTAAGAGATGTATTGTAGATCCTAAGAAACCTTTGGTTGAATATAAAGGTGCTTATATTCTAAAGCCAAATAGAAAAGAATTTGAAGAATATATTGGCGAAGAAAACCTTACAGCAAAACAACTTTTAGTACACGCTAGAAGAGTTAGAGACGACTTAGATATTGAACACTTTATGGTTACATTAGGATCTGAAGGAGTATTATACGTTGGAGATGTTATTGAACATTATCCAGCTGTTGAAACTGAAGTTTTTGATGTTACAGGTGCAGGTGATACTTTTACAGCAACATTAGCAATATGTTGCGATATGAATATTGAAATATTTAAATCTGTTATTATAGCAAATATAATGTCAGGTGAAGCAGTTAAACATATTGGAACATACTCAATAAACCCTAACAAACTAGCGGAGGCAATTAATGAAGTTACTAATAACCGGATCTAAAGGATTTATCGGTAAAAATATGATAAAACATTTTGAATCTCTTGGTCATGATATCGTTAAAAGAGATACGCCTTTTGATTGGGGATTAGATTGGGATGGAATAGATTATTGTATACATCTAGGTGCAATATCATCTACTACTGAAACTAATGCAGATTTATTATACGAAAAAAATTATAAGTTTTCGGTTAAACTGTTTGAGCGTTGTGCTGAGCATAATATTCCAATCCAGTATGCTTCTTCTGCCAGTGTGTATGGTATTGGAGAAACTCCAGAAGATTTCAAAGAAGGTGCTAAAAAATCTCCTATGAACGGCTATGCTTGGTCTAAATATTATTTAGACAGGCACGTTAATACTATTATCCATAAACAACAAATTCAAGGTTTTAGATATTTTAATGTTTATGGAGATTATGAAGATCATAAAGGAAACCAAGCATCTCCTGTAACTAAATTTAAAAAACAAAAAACTATTTCTTTATTCGAAGACTCACATCTATATTATAGAGACTTTATTTGTGTAAATGATATTTGTGAAATACATGAAAGAATGATGAATCGAAAAATATCAGGAATCTATAATATTGGAACAGGCCGTGCTGTTAGTTTTGAAACAATTGGATTAGCTATTGCAGATAAATATGAGAAAGAAGTAAAATACATTAAGATGCCTGATAATCTAAAAAGCCAATATCAAAAGTATACATGTGCAAATACAGACAAGCTATTAAGTACTTGTGGCCATTATGAGTTTACTAAAGTAGAGGATTATATTAACAATGACTTATAATATGTGGGGTGATCAACCAACAACATCGAATCCTAATGGTGAAAAAGTAAATGAAGATTTCCAACTTAATAGAGAACAACTAAACGCAAAATATCCTAGACCTCTAGTAGCATTTGATCGAGATGGTGTTATGTTTGAAACTGATGGTAATCCTATTCTTTCACGTGAATCAGCAAGACCAATAAAAGAATCTTTCATTGCTGTAGCAAAGCTTAGACATAGAGGATTTAAAATTGCTATGATTCATGACCAACCTGGGATTAGTGCTGGATTAGTTACGCATGCACAGGTAGATGATATAAACAATTATGTTATTGAATTACTAGGACAATATAATTGCCCTAGCATTGACGGTATTTTATATAATGAATCAAATCACAAATCAGATATGTTTGGTAAACCTAAAGTAGGAATGTTTAGAAGATTACGTGACGAATTTAATGTGCCGTATAAAAATGGTTATTATATTGGCGACCAAGTAATGGACGCTAAAATGGCCATGAAAGCCGGACTGTTGCCTGTTCTGGTACGTTCTGAAGTATCAGATCTTTCGAAATTAGACAGCTTTGCAAACAAAGCATTAAAGAACAGAACATTAGTATACGACACATTTTTAGATTTCGCTGATACTTTATTTTAGACCCAACGAGGTCCTCTTGCCCAGCCAACCAACACTTTTCTTTTACCTTTAGTTACAGGTTGAACTATATGTGGCATCATTGATGGAAATGAAATCATTTCACCTTGCTCAATATTTCCATCCCATTCAGGTGCAAACATACTTAGATCTAAAGCACCACCCTCAAAATCATCATGTTCACTTATAAGAATACTGAAAGAAAGTTTTCTAACGTTTTCTCCTGCATCACATACCATACTATCATCAGAATGCTGAGCGTAATGACCGCCTTCTTCGTATTCTGCATATTGCAGACTTTCAAGCATATCAATATTAAAATTCCACTTATCATTATTTAGTGCGATAATCATTTGACCGATTTCCCAATAAAGTTGTCCAGTGGCTTCATTATTTTCAATCCACATAATTTTACTATTGCGTGTTAGTAGATCTTTAGCTCCATCGTCATCTTCTGATTTAGTTTCACCAGCCATTAATTGATCTTTATTAGCTTCAACATAATCAGTTAGAATTTGTTGACTTTCTTCAGAAAGTTTATTTCTTGCTTTTTCCCAGTATGTATTTACTGGTTGTGGGTTTGTTAGCCATATCATGAGTTTGGTACCTTTAATAGTTTTTCGATTTCAGGAAGATACAGATATTGAATATCACATCGTTTCAATGTGTCAACAGCATCTGCAATAGTTTCAACTAATGGATCTCCACCTAAATTAAAACTAGTATTAAATAGAATAGGAACATCTTTTCTATTCTTAAATGCAGAAATCAAATTATGATAATGAAGATTTTCTTCTTTACTTACAGTTTGAATTCTACATGAACCGTCTACGTGAATAATACTTGGAATCTTTTCTTCAACTCCGGGTTGGCAATTTACGGCATACATCATGTGAGGTGATTTGTCCATACCACGAAGATCGAACCAATTATGTACGTCTTCTTCCAGAATTGTTCCAGCAAACGGCCGGAAATATTCTCGATTCTTCACACTATTCACGTAGTCCTTACCATCTTCAAAGGTTGGATCAAATAAGATTGATCTATTACCTAATGCTCTCGGGCCGTTTTCTGAACGTCCTTGAAAGATAGTAACGATATTTTTATCGACTAACAAATCAACAATATCTTCATATGTTGCATCAGTTAGTTCCATATTCTCATCCATTACAGCTTCTACATCATCTTCATTCCAGTCTTGTTCTGGACCAAGATATAATGTTGCACCATAATCTCTAACTTCATCATCATTAGTCATCATATAGTGATGATATAATGCGCCTCCAATTGCTGTACCTGCATCATTAGAAATAGGTTCTACATAAAGAGTAATACCTTCATCCTTTAAGACATCTAAGTACTCATAGTTAGCAACACAGTTTAAACCAAATCCGCCTGTCACAATGACATTAGTGTTTCCTGTTTTATCTACAGCTTTACGAATAAGTTTAATTAATTCTGCCTGTGTTTCTTTTTGACATTTATATGCAATGTCTCTTGCAATTGATAATTTAGTAATATCTCCACCAACAGATTCAAAATCTTCTGGTGTTGTAGCAAATTGCTCATAATAATTTACATTTAAGAATGCTCCATTTGGAGTATTTGGCATAAACAGATTTCTATTAAATGACCCAGGAGCTGGTGCATGCTCATCAAAGAATGGTGGTAGATTACTTTCTACTCCATAAGGAAATAGCCCCATTGTTTTTCCAGCTTCAATTGGCTGCCACTGTAAAAATGTAGTAATAGCTTCATAGACTTTAGTAATTCCACATCTATCGTCAGTCATAACTTCAATTAGATTTCCCGGTTCACCTAAAAATTCAGCATCAACTTCTTTAGAATAATGCGGCATAATAGTATCTGCTGTGCCTACGTGTTTATATCTAGTTTTAAAGATAGCAGGATAAGCTGCTTCGAAAATACTTTCATATTCCCAAATAGCTGTAGGTCTTCCAGTAACTCCGTCTTGATATGGTAAACTAGAACCAGCACCATCAGCAACAACTACACTCGCGCTTGTAAATGGTGATCTATAAAACGCAGCTGCTGCATGCATCTTATGATGTTGATCACTAATCTCTACAACTTGAGGATGCTCATCTGCAGTGCATTGACGATCTTCAATCATTCCTAATTTTCTTGCTATTCCAGAATAAACATCATCACCAGAGAATTCTAATTTTCCTCCAACTTCTAAACCTTGAGTATGCACTAACACTAGATAATCTAGTTTTTCAGTATATTCTCTGATTTTCAAAAAAGCAGCTAAAGGTGCACCATCATATTTACGGCGACTTAATCTTTCTTCTTCAATAGAGAAAACGATTTCTCCATTCTTAAGTAAACAAACTGCTCCGTTATGTCCTCTTGAAATTCCTGCAATCCACAAATCACTCATTATGAAGTTCTCCCATTAGCTGTAGCAATCTTTTTATCAATCTCTTTAATAATTTCACTTATTGCTTTATCATCTAATTTCATGATTCCGTCGTTTTGCCTTCCTATTTCATCTTCCATTGAGATTCTAATTGGATCATACATGCGTCTATCAGGAGCAACATCTAATACTTGAAATTTATTGTTGTCTTGATAACTAACATTTTCTGGATAAGTTGCGCCTACACAAACAACCGCTGGTGTTTCTAATGCATATGCCATATGTTGTCCTACACTATCACATCCTAAAAATACATCAGCTGCTTGAATAATTGATGACCACATTCTTAGTGGAGCATTTTCAGGTTGAGCTACTTTATCAGGACAACCCATTGCTTGAAAGTCTGCAGGAAATTCTGACATAACAATAACGCCATATTTTGCTTGCAATTTTTTAACAATTTTAACTACATCATCTGGATGAAAGCTTCTTCCACCAGAGTCAACTAAATTATCACCAATTGGCTGAGTACTTCTTCCATAAGGCTGAAATACAACAACTCTTTGTTTAGCTGTGTGCTCTTTTACTTCTTTAACCATAGCGCGGCCTTCAGCAACTTCACCTGAAGCCAAATGCACTCTAGGAGGTTTCATATCTCTAACGCCTTTACCAGACATTTCAATATCGAAAGCTTGACTTAAATTTGCTTTTTGATTATAATATTCCCATACTCTATAAGGCTCAAGACTTACACAGTTACGATCTTTAATTTTGTCTTTAAATAAACCTTTATGCCAGTTGTCAAAGCATCTAGCATGTAGAGTAGGATGTCCTGCAAACATTTCCATACCACCTTCACAGACAATAATAAAATCATCTGTAGGATTTTCTTCTTCATATCTTTCAAAAGCAGGGACGGAGCTAAGTACTCTACCAGCTCCGCCATTGACGAAAAACGCCGTGTTTCTTTTTTCCACTTAATCACCTCACGTGTAAATTCTAAAAAATTATATAACTTGTCTTTATCGGTTATACAGTAATATGTATAATAGTATTAATTAGCCGTCAGAGTCTTCTACATACGCAGCTGGCATTCCCGGCCATGGTGTTGGTACATATTGATATGATCTTAGTCCTTGTGCTTTCATTCTAGCCGAAATAGAACCTAGATCAGAATCCCATGTATCCCAGGCAGCTTTTTCATCTGCACTTAGATCATTCCAACTAGATTTAGCTTTTGTTTCTTCATATAAAATTCTTTCATTAGCTATTGCAATATCCTGACTTTCCCAGTTTATAAATGGTTTAAACCAAGGGTATGGCTTTTTAAATGTTTCATTTGCGCGATCCCACTTCATTCTTTGTGCGTCATATGTATGATCTGGCGCAGTAGGATTAGGTCGTTTATAAACCTGACCATTTGGTAAAGTTACTGCTAAATGTGGAAACACGTCTGAGTCACTAAGGTCAGAATCTTTATTTCCATAAAATATTGTAGCAAGTAAAGCATGTTCTGAATCTATGCAATCAAGAAGAATATTTTCTTCATCAGTTTCATTATCTTCGGTTAGATTCATAAAGTCTTCCCAGCTCGTCAAAGGAACTGCTGTATTAATACCAGAGTTTGAAAGTTCTAAGTTTAGATATCTTGGGCCTTTATATGTCCAAGTGCCTTCTAATTTTTGAGTACTAGTTTGTCCTGTATATTCATCAGGAAGTGCGTACTTAAAAGTTTTTGTAATTTTTTCCATTTTTTACTCCCAATTAACTCTTACGGCACCAAAAGCACCTTGGCCTCCACAACAACAAGGACCTGCCATAGTCGCCGCTGATAATCCACCTTCACCTGGGACCCTAGAATGCCAAGACGCTCCAATAACTGAGTGCGCCGCTCTACCTGAGGCACCATCGTGAATATCCATATAACATTGGCAATAATAGTTAAGACCTTTATGGTTCACACCACCTTTACCACTTCTACCCCACATAGCTAAGCCACCAGGGAAAGGAGTTGCAGTTTTCATTCCACAGAAGTTTGCTGCTGTCCAAGCAGAACCACAACAACCCGTTTGTACAAATCCTACGTTTCCTCGTGCTCCAGTATTTGTACCAAAGAATCTAGCTCTTCTCATAACATCTGAATCAGAATCTTCGATTTGTCTTCCTAAAAGATCACACATGTACATATATTCATTATGTCTATATGCTTCAAAGAACCAACAACATGTTACGCCTGGGTTACCACCTTCAGCACAGAAGTTAGTAAGACCTGGGCCAGTAATCGATGTTGTTCCACCTCTTTTACCATAGACTCTAGCATCTTGAGGACCATTATTACAACAGTGTACTTGTATGTCAGTACAAAATACATAACAGTTTCCGGGAGTAACTTTAATAGTTTTATAAGCGTATGCTCCTGAACCACCAGGGATTCCTTGTTGACAACAGAAAGCAGCTGCGCCGCCTCCGCCTCCTCCCCAGACTTCGAATGTAGCAAGACTTGCACCGCTTGGAACTTTCCAACTATGAACACCAGCACCAATTTCGGCTGCTCTCATAGTTAGACCTGATTCATATCCCTCAACACCAGGTTTCCAGAATATGCTTTGACCCTTAAATCGGCCGGATGCCATATCCGTCACTGGCAGGATAGTCGATAATTTTTTAGCCATTTTTTATACCTTTACCTGTATTGAAAATTAATATATCCGTGCATTCCCCAACCGCCACAACAGCATGGTCCGGCACAGACTCTAGCGGCTTGACCGCCATATCCGACTGTTCTAATATTTGTCCAACATAAATTGTTGTTACCACCTAACATACACAATAACCAGCGACTTGAATTCCATCCACCACATGTCATATTTGCATTTTGTTGTGGAGTATTTAACCAAGATGGTCCTGAAGTTCTGTCATAATCCATATTACCCCAAGTCCAATCATGATTTCCACATACCCAAGCTGCACAACCAGTGAAGCAATTCATAGACGTGTAACCATGACCACCATAACCATGACCTCTAACAGCTGGAGTATAAGGCTTATTTGAACATTCAGCTGAGTGCATACAATTGTCGGCAAGACAGTATCTTTGTCCTACTGTAGGTAGATGTCTTTCATAAGCATTTGCTTTATCGTTTCCGCCCGGAATAGAGTTTTTATTAGTAACATTAGTTCCTGCATCCCATGGTCTTCTACCATGACCGCCTAACATAGTAGACTGTTTCTCATGAAGAGACGTTGGCTGAATGTAGTTTAACCAACCAGATGCGCATGAACTCTTAACCATCCAATGCGATCTATATGGTACTGTTGCACCGATTGGATCATAACACGCTCTTGGCATTGCTGCATTGGATGCAGCTTGACAACCACTAGCTTGGCCAGTTCTATCCCAGCAACAGTAATCATAATAACAACTACTATAACCACACCAACCGCCTTGGTTACAATTACTTATACAATTTGATGCTTCTCTAATTAATGTGAAACAACCACTTACACCTAATGCTGGAAAACAGCAACCGCCATGACCCATGACATAACAATATGTTTCGCCTTCTTTTATTTTTCTACATGACTGCATATAATAACCGCCACCGCCGGGGTGACCATACATACAACAGCATGATCCAGCACCACCTCCACCGGCTGACCACGCGTGTAATTTTAGATTTGTAGCTCTACCCCAATCTGAATCATTGCGAGGAACCATTCCTTGCCCAGCTGGTGCACACCATCTTCCACATGAGTTCCCGTAGATCACTGATCGACTATTACTTGCATCATTTACTCTAGCATCTAGAACAATAAATTCACAATAATCATGATTTTTTGGTAATTGATCACTTAAGCCGGGAGCGAATTTTCTAAGATTTTTTGCCATTCTATATCCTATCTATATCTAAGTATAATGGCACCGTTAGCGCCTTGTCCACCACAGCAACAACCGCCACCACAAACTTGTGCTGGTGCACCCGGCATTCCAATAGTTCTTAAGTTTTGCTGACAATTGTTTTTTCCACCTGCACCTAATTTACAATGCATCCACGCACTCCAATTCCATCCACCCCATGCATTAGTGTTAACTTGAGTGTAATTAATATATGCTGCACCTGATGTATGATGTAAAGGATCGTTATATTGTACTCTAGCAAATTTCTTAGTTCCACATGACCAAACTGCACATCCATTATAACATTCATTAATATCAAAAGACATACCAAATTTATGAACTTCGTTTTTCATTCTCTTAAGACATTCGCCAGAGGCCATACAGTTGTCACCAAATTCCCACATTTTACAACCTGATGTAACACCGCCGCCTGGGTAAGGAGCTAATCCTTTTTTATCAGTTTTTGGAATACAGTTTTTACCACCACAATATTGTCTTGATGCTGACCAAGGTTCTCTACCAATATTTTGACCACTTGCCCAAGCACAACCTGTTTGTGTTGAATAACCACCTAAGCTATAACAACTACAATGAGCTTTTGCTGTCGTTTTAAAAGCCAAACTTATTCCGTATTTGTCTCTTGCAGTATTTGGAGATCCATTTGAACAATCATAACAGCAGTAATCAAAATAACAAGCACCCCAACCACAGTGACCTGCTGATACAAACGAATGACAACATGTTGCGGCTGATCTTACACAACTATTACAACCTCTGTCTCGCGATGATGGCATACAACATCCAGCGGATCCAATTACCATACAATATGTATCGCCTGGGATTGCGCAATGACGTTCTCGAAGATGAAGTCCACCACCACCTAATGTTCCACCCATACAGCAACAACCACCCCAGCCACCAGACCCAGGAGCAAATATGTCCCACATTAGTGTTTTAGGCCTAGCCCAATCAGAGTCATTTCTTGGTACTGTACCAGCGCCAGCGTGAACACACCATCTTCCACACTGAGCGCCGTAAATTGCGCTTTGCTCAGTTTGACTGTTTTGTCTATTTTCTAAAAATATAAGTTCGCAAACGTCATCGGCTGGCGTAACATCCGAATAGCCCGGAGCGAATTTTCGTAAATTTTTTGCCATTTAAGCCTACCTAACGTTTAACGATATGTGATTCTTACACGCCCTGGTCTTGAAGGAGCACCACAACAAATTGCATCTGCTGTTGTCCAACCTCCCATAACACCAAACCCTGATTCGATATAATGTGGATGACATGTACAACTTCGGCCCATTGCCTCACCAGTTTTGTTAGAAAGTTCTTGACCACCTAATCCTGCTGCTTGTGTTCCACAATATCTTACTACAATATGACCACCTTTACAATCAAACCAGCCGCCTGGGTAAGGAACAAGTGCTTTCCATGTCTTAGGCTGATTACCAAATGTCACTGATCTTGCAGAATCTGCTGCTGAATCATATGAAGGTAATTGCATCATCCCTGGAAGACCAACTGCACCGCCGTCTCCACCATAGTATCTTGCACAACCTGAATCGCCCGGTTGAAAAGATTTAGCTCTAAATCTAGTTGCTGAATCTGAAGAATCTAGATATTGTCTAGGACAACATACTGACATTCCCGGATATCCAACTTCAGCACAGAAGTTAGTAAGACCTGGGCCAATTACATAAGTTTTTCTATCAGCCGTTCTTGGTCCTGCTGTAATATTTCCTCCTGCTGAAGATCTACAACAAAACTGCCACCCTGCGTGAACAAAGTAACAGTCGCCTTCCATAACTTTTACTGTTTTATAAGCGTAAGCTCCTGCACCAGATGGTGTAGATACAGAACAACAACATCCTCCTGCACCTTCTCCACCGCCGCCCCATATTTCTATAAAGGCACAAGTGATTCCAGCTGGAACACACCAATGTGTTCTATGTCTTAAGTACTCGCATGGCGAATTATCATAAGTATTGATATTATTCGGCACAAAAGTCCAAGAGCACCAGCCGTCCCATTTAGTAATATCTGGAGCGCCAGCTCTAATTTTCTGTGATAAGTATTTTGCCATTTTATATTAGCTCCATCTATTAGTTACTATTTATTAGCCCTGCACCAAGAACTGCCAGCCATTTGTGTCGCCTGACCATACTAGTTGCAAACCAATACCCATAGTATCCACAAGAATATCACTGTCTTGACCTAGGATTTTGTCTGTGCCATATCCAGCAATAACAAGGTTATTTGTTTGAAAGTTCTGTTTTACATCAACGATATTAATTCTACCGTCGCCTACTGTGTTACCACCTACATTCGGAAGAGTGATTTTTACTTCTCCATTTGTAGTGTTAACGAAATATCCTGCATAGTTGTCACCTGAAAAGTCACTATCTTTACTTGACCAAGCGATTGGAGGCTCAATAGAATTTACTGCCTTAGCAATATAAGCTAGCTGCTCCGGGCTTGCAGAAGTAATAGAAGTTTCAAGTTTGTTGACTAGTGCAGTTTTTACTGTATCAACTGTTGCCATTTTTTTATTCCTCTAAAAAGTTAAACGCGTTTATTTTGGCTGTTCCAGCCAGTTATTATTTATCACCTGATAGATCTAGTCCATCAAAATCTATATATTGTTCAAATGCCATTCCGCCGGTCGTTGTCGATCCATAAGTTCTGGCGGCATGTACCTGAATTTGAGTGTCTACATAAGTTTTCACTGCTTGCTCCGTTGGAACTGCCTTATTTGAGCCACCTGCCAATGTACCATCAGAAGAGAACTCATTAATTTGTTCACCTAGCTTAGCTCCAATTGAACCAAGTCTCAATGATGTAAGACCTGCAAGGTCGAAGGCAGATGCATCTAGTGTTGCTCTACCCGTTGCCTGATCAATCCGGAAGTAGTTACCTACTCTAAAGTTACCGTCTTGGTCAGTAGAGACGAAATAAACTCGCCCCGTATCTCTTTCTTCAACTTCATTTCCTTGAGCAGCTGGCAAATTAGGAGTACCCGGATAATTAGTTTGGGTTTTATTACCTTGTCCAATGTTCAAGAAATCATGACCAGTTAGTCTTGCTTGACTATATCTATATCTAATTCGAGCAACTTGCCCATGGTAAGCTGGACTTGTTTCTAACTTCTGAGAAGAGAATACTAAGACTACTTTACCTGTTGCTGAGTCCCAACCGGTTGTTGATTGAATAACATAACTGAATGAATCATAACCTGAATCAGAGGTTAATCCTGAATCTGTTGCAAATGATACAGAACCACCTTCTTTTGGTTCTACAGAGAATCCTTCAAATGCCATTGTAAATCCAACCTGACCGTGTGTAGCGGCTGAATCTTTAAGGATAGCAAAAGTATCTCCTCCTGATTCTTGAATTGAATCGCCTGCAATGAAACCAGAACCGTCGATTTGATTTTCAACAATTAGTCTATTAATTGCTGTTTGTGAATTAACAATTGTTGCTCTTGTTCCTATGTAACTAAAGGCTGAAGAATCAAAGTCAAACCCTGAGTCAGTGAAAGTTGCTGTACCGCCAGTTGTATATGCGCTAAATCCTGTTGCATCCACTCTATTAGGAGATGTTAGATTTAATGTAATTGGCTGCTTAACTTTTGATGAGTTAAGATATAGCGTATCAGGAGCTGCAGAATCAAATGTTACTTTTAATCCTGTTTTGCTTCTAGAATTTCTAACGTTTGTTAAATATTCTCCACTAAATAAATTAGCACCCCACTGTGTAGAATCAAGAGTTGATAGATAAGGATTGTGTTTAATTCCTAATGCACTATCGAAAACAAAGTAATATCTTGAACCTTTGTATAAGTCTATTGAACCGTGTCCGCCAATTGCTCCAGTTCCTGTGATAGAAACCGCAGAACCTTTAGTTGTACCTGCTACATCAAATCCAGAAGAATCGCCGGTGATTGTTAAATATTCATTATCAGCGTCTTTTAGTTTTAGAATATTTGCATCATGCGAATCAACTATGTAGAACTGGTTATTAACTTGCGTCATACCAATTACATTTTTGATTTGAATTAGATTATAACTATCTAAGTTGTGAGATGATACTGTTACTGAAATTGGATTAGATCTTGTAATATCTGTAATTTGAGCAGAAGTTACTGACTTAGCACCGAATACAGATGAGTTAACTGGAGAACCAAAACCAGAATCTGTAAACACATCAAAATTAAATGAATCTACTTTTTGAATATGTCTAATAGGTCTTGTTCTACCAACTGTAAGATCCGAATCCCATGAAGAAATACCAGCAGAATCAAACTTAATTCTATCTTTTGTATTCATCAAGTGAGGAGTAGCAGTTGTAACTCTCATAGTTGTACCACGAGATATATTTTTAGCATTTTTAAGTTTATTAGGCTGGAAGATTACATCGCCATCTTCAAATTCGCCAAGTGATAATGTTCCATCTTTATAATCAACATTGAATCCTCTAACTTTACCATCATTTGATGTTTCGTTTGAATCGAATCCAACTCCTACTGCACCATATGTTCCATAAGAGTTATTGCCGTTAAGTGCTCTGATTTGACCACCTGAAGAAGCAGCATAACCAAACTTACAGTAATATGTGAAACAAGATACGATTTCAGCTTTACCATTATTTCTAATCCAGAAGCCTACACCATCTGAATGAATATTTGTAAATGCATGGAATACCATTGAACCAATTGAGACCACAGATGAACCAGCAGCTGCTTTAGCTGCGTCCCAGTGACCAGCATCAACAATCGCTCCAATACCACCAGTTGAGAATGCAGAACAATCTTTAATATATGGTGATTTATTGACAATCGGATAATTTGGATCTAGTTTAAAGAATGCACCTTTATATGTAGCTTTCTCAATATTAACAGGATCTCCGCCAGCAGAATCTGCCACAAAGCCTGTCATACCTGACATAGTAATACCTTCAATCAAGTTGGCATCTCTAAGATAGAACATAGCATCAGCAGAATCATAACCTGTTTTTGCTAGAACTTTTGTATTTCTTAGTCCTGCTCCAAGAACTGATGTGTTATGTGGAACATGAATTGGTAAATTTTCATAAAACTCGCCTTGTCCTAATAGGATAACCGCAGCTGAGTCTTGAGTTTTATTCTTATGAATGAATTTAGATGCAAAGTTAATTGTTCTAAATGGTGAGTTTTTAGATCTACCATAATTGGAATCATCTCTACCAACATCTGAATCTGCTGAAACATAGTATGTATTTACATCATCATCTGCATAAGATAGTGTATAACCTGATGCACCTGGGTTTACCGTAACAACTTTACCGATAGCATTTGAATCGATTGTAGGAAGAGAACTTGCTCCACCTGCAATGAATAGAGTCATTAGTGAATCTGCATTTGCTAAATCAGCAGCAAAGTTTCCAGATGCAGTAAACGTTTTATTAGCAATATAAACTGATGTTGCAGTTGAAATCAAATCGTCAGGAGCATATACTGTTCCAGCTGAACCATATGTTCCTCTAAAGTTTACGCCTGA